AGGATACCAGGGATCGGCTGGTTTCATAGGTTCGGGTTATGCAGGATCTGCTGCTGCTAACACAGTATTAGCAGCCCCAAATGGATCATCAGGCACTCCTAGCTTCCGTTTATTGGTTTCAGCAGATTTCCCAACTTCACTATCGGCTGCGACTACTTCAAGTACAGCTGCAAGTGTAGGTTACTTAGGCATGCCGCAGCAGAGCAAATCGGGTGCTTATACAACTGTGATAGGTGACATGGGCAAGCACATATATGTGACTGCTACGGCTACTATGACTATTGACTCTAATGCTAATGTTCCATATCCTATAGGAACTACTATCGCATTTATTGCAGGAACTGGTGCTATTGTTACTATTGCTATAACAAGTGATACTATGTATCTAGGCGGCACAGGAACCACGGGTTCGCGCACGTTAGCAGCGTATGGCATGGCAACGGCGGTCAAAGTCACAAGCACATCGTGGTTCATTAGTGGTATAGGACTAACATAATGAGCGGATCGATGATGGGATATATGGGTACTTGTGTTACAACAGTTAGCACATTAGCAGGTAGTCTAGCGTTCAACGGCGGCTCAAACGGGAGTGGCTCATTCTTGAGTTTAAGTCCTGGATTTACGATGGGCAGCGGAGCATATACTATAGAAGGTTGGTTTTACTTGCCTAACTTTACCAGCGCCTATGGTATTTTAGGAAACTTTAATACCCCTAACGGGCCAATGAGTTTATTTGTTACAAACTCAACTACTTTTAGCACAGACTCCTACGGCGGTGGTGGAGCTTTTAGTTACACAGTTCCTACTATGAGTGCTAACACTTGGTATTATTTCGCACTGACAAGAAACGGCAGTAGCCAATCAACATTGTTCCTCGGAAAAACTCCAGGAGGTTCTGCTGCTAGAAGCTCAAGTGGTATTGTTACAGATGCTATCAACTATAATTCAGGTAGCGGTAACATCTTAAATATCGGTACTTATTATTCACAAAATTGGCCATCCGGCGGATATATGACCAATTTGAGAGTTGTAACCGGATCTAATGTCTACGATCCCACGCTAACAAGTATTTCAGTACCAAATGCACCATTGACAGCAGTTACAAATACAAAATATCTAATGTTAGGTGATGCAGTTACTACTGATGCTAGCAGTGTGCAAACTGTTACATCTCATGGAACTATAACACGAAGCGCATCAACAAAACCATTCTAAGAAACGGTAAATATCATCATGAGCCAGTTAGACGATAGCAAACAACAGGTATACGAATATGTAAACGCCATGCTCGGCGGAGGGATGGTTGATATTGAGCTTGATCCTGTGCATTATCAGACAGCATTAGACAGGGCATTAAACAAATACAGGCAAAGAGCTGACAGCTCAGTAGAAGAGAGCTATATGTTTCTCACCCTAGAGATAAACACGAACACATATACTCTGCCTAAGGAAGTAGTTAGTGTAAGGCAGATATATAGACGCAGTGTTGGTTCTAGGACGGGCGGCGGCGATGGTGGTTCACTGTTCGAACCATTCAATATGGCATATACAAATACTTATCTACTAAGTTCGTCTAACATGGGCGGATTAGCTACTTATGAGATATTTGCACAATATCAAAATCTAGTTGGACGTATTTTTGGTAGCTTTATCAATTACAACTACAATCAGAGCACACGGAAGCTGACAATCATACAGCGTCCACAAGCACAGGAAGAAGTGCTACTGTGGACCTACAATTATCGACCAGATTTTGTAATACTCGAAGACGTATTTGCTAACCAGTGGATAAAGGATTATACGTTAGCTACCTGCAAACTGATGATAGGTGAAGCTCGCGAAAAGTTCGCACAGATAGCTGGCCCGCAAGGAGGAAGCAGTCTCAACGGCACTGCTCTAAAGAATGAAGCCAAAGAGATGTTGACATCTCTAGAAACTGAATTGATGCAACAGGTGACTGGTGGCCACGGATACAGCTTTATTATAGGTTGACAAATTTTAACTTGTATATTAGTATTATATGATGATCATTGGTGTAGTTGGTTTTATAGGTTCCGGCAAAGGAACAGTAGCAGACATCCTACAGAGCGAGCATTCTTATCAGAAAATAAGTTTTGCTGACAGCCTAAAGGATGCAGTATCAGCAGTCTTTGGATGGCCAAGGAATCTGCTAGAAGGCGATACAGACGAAAGCAGAGAATGGCGAGAACAAGTAGATTCTTGGTGGGCCAAGCGTCTCGGTATACATGATCTTACGCCTCGTTGGGTATTACAACAATGGGGGACAGAAGTTTGCCGTGCTGGCTTCCACGATGACATATGGATTGCTAGCATCGAACGCAAGCTAGATAGCAACACAAACTATGTAATCCCTGACACACGGTTTCCTAACGAGATTGATCTAATCAAAAAGCTTAGAGGACAGGTCTGGCTTGTTGAGAGGGGGAGGCGACCTGATTGGTTTGTCATATATAGATTAGGTGGCTCTCCGCCGAGAGACATACATGCTAGTGAGTGGGCTTGGGCTAGGGCTAAATTTAATCAGATCATCACAAACGATGGAACTTTAGAGGATCTGCAGGTTAAAGTTAAAAATCTGGTTTAAGTGCTGATTTCTTCAATTCTATCTTTGATTTAATGGATTCTTCTTTTTCACAATTCAAACAGACTGTTTTGAAGTTCTTTCTGTTATCATATACAGTTAGCTGATCTGGAAATTTAGGAATAAATCTACAATCCTCGCATATAGCAGCTTTGTGATAGTTTTCTTTTTGCCATCTAGGCTTTTTCTTTTTTATTTGGACAACTAAACAACTATCACATAGACTACGGTAATAGATGCGATCGCCCTTCTTGTAGTTTATTGCTTTACGATTTATACCGCATTTTGAACACATATTGATATCCATGCGATATTTACCTTTTACCACCTTTAAATACAGGGTTAGATACCTTTAATCCACCTTTTAGCGCAGCTACGATGGCCATTTTATCATTATCCTACTAAATATTACTGAAGTCTGTGATACAGGAGATTATACGATGACATTAAATTCACCAGGCGTAGAGGTACAAGTAATTGACGAAAGCTTTTACACGCCAGCCGAACCAGGCACCCGACCACTTATAGTAATAGCGACAGCACAAGATAAACCTAACGGAAGTGGTACAGGAGTTGCTGTAGGCACGCAACAAGCAAATGTCGGTCTTCCATACATAATTTCTAGCCAGCGAGACCTTACTAATACTTTTGGTAACCCGCTGTTCTACGTTGACTCAAGTCAAAATCCAATACACGGTGGTGAACAAAACGAATATGGTCTGCAAGCAGCTTATAGCTTGCTTGGAGTTTCTAACTCAGCAGTTGTTGTGCGTGCAGATATAGATCTAGCACAGCTATCTCCTTCATACACAGCACCGGGTGGTGACCCAGCTGATGGATCTTATTGGTTTGATACATTAGACACTAGGGTAGGTTTATTCGAGTGGAACGGCAATGGTCCAACAGTTACTGGTGGGCAACAGTTTGCTGCTAAGTCACCTTATTTCATCACAGATACAACATACATAGATGCTGGTAATAACAACGCTCCTCTCCAGTCAGTTGGTATGATCGGTGACTATGCTGTAGTAGCTATCACTACTATAAACAAGACCTACTACAAGAAACCACAGACTAACACCGCAGCAGGACAATGGGTAGAAGTTGGTTCAAATGCATGGGCAGCTAGCTGGCCTGTAGTAACCAGCACTATCAGTAATCCAACTCTCACAGCAGGGCATACTATGCTGATAAATGGCAGTGATGGAAGTCACACTATTGCTGTTCCTGCATCCCCTAACAATAATATAGCAGGTTTAGCTAATGCTATCAATACTAGCACCACTATGCAAACGATAGGTATATATGCAGCAGCTATCAACGGAAGGCTAAACATATATGGTAATTACGGTGTTACTGTAACGATTGCTGCAGGAACCGGAGCATTAGTTGCAAGCACTGCTTCTACAAGTGAAGTAGGTATAGCAGTCGGCACTTACTATACTCCATCGCTAGCTATAGCACCGCACACTTCAGTTCCACGCTGGAAACTGCTAGATAGTACACCTGCTCCTAGTGGAAGCATATGGATAAAGACTACTAATGTAGCATTAGGTGCTTACTGGGTAGTAAAAATATGGAACGAAACTACCAAGACTTGGTCTCTAGTTCCTGCACCAGTTTATAATACTAACCAAGCTGCTCTTTTTGCATTAGACAGCGCAGGCGGCGGAACTAATATCGCTGTCGGTGCACTGTATGTGCAAGCAAACGTAGCAGAATATAACGGAACAGGTGGAAATTATCCTCATGCTACTTTCAAGATATGGCGCAGGGTTGCTACTTCACCTACTACATTTGTTAGTGGAGTGATAGGAGCGACTACTTTCACTAACACAACTATATATACGTTTGTTATGGCAGAAACTATAGTCGGTCAAGCTGCGCTAAACCCAGATGTAACTATCACGTTCACTGCTTCTGGTTCAGCAGGCGATGCTAACATAATCGCAGGCACTATCAATGCTGCTGGATTTGTAAACATCGTAGCTAGTGTAGATTCTCTAAATAGGGTAGTAATATCACACAACGCAGGCGGAGATATACGCATACAAGACGGAAGTAACACGCCAGTAATAAAACTAGGCTATGTACCTTACGACCCTGTTGCGCTAACAGGAACTGCTAATTTCTATACAGGTCCTGTAGGCGATACTGCACACACATATATCGTCACTAATTGGCAGGTATTATCATATGTTGCTTCTGATACTGAAGTAACTGCTATCCCAACAACAGGAACATTATGGTATTCATCAGCACGTGACCAAGTTGATATCATGATACACAACGGAACAAAGTGGGTAGGTTATCTAGATTCAACTTCCCCGTATTATACAGCTGATTCAAATTTCCGTACAGATCCTAATGGACCTATCATATCAGCTACGAAACCAACTAAGCAGAGCGACGGTACTACATTGAGGAATGGTGATCTTTGGGTCAACTCAGGAGATTCTGAAGGATATCCAGAACTATATAAATGGGATGGTTATAACTTAGTTTGGACATTAGTAGACAAGACTGATCACGTAACAGAAAACGGTATCATATTTGCTGATGCTAGATATAATGTAGCAGGAGCAGATAGTGACCAACCTGGTCTAATCACCGCATTGCTAACTAGCAATTTCGTAGACTGGGATGCTCCAGATCCAACACTTTACCCTCGCGGTACTCTGCTATGGAATACACGCCGTAGCGGAAATAATGTGAAACGTTTCGTACAGAATTACGTAAACATAAACACAACTAACCCACTCTACAACAACGAAAGCCAGCTAGGATATTATCCACATCGTTGGGTAAATGATAGCGGCACCGACGAGCATCTAGTAGGTCATTTTGGTCGTCATGCTCAGCGTGCAGTAGTAGTAAAAGCATTGAAAGCTATGGTAGATACTGAGCAGAGGATCCGTGAACACGAAGTCCTAACGTTCAACTTGATGGCAACTCCAGGATATCCTGAGCTGATATCAAATATGGTAAACTTGAACACTGATCGCAAGACTACTGCATTTATCGTAGGTGATTCACCGTTCCGTTTAACATCAGACTCAACTTCATTGACTAACTGGGGAGCTAATACTAACTTAGCAGTAGACAATGGAGACAACGGATTAGTAACATATGATGATTATCTAGGTGTTTACTATCCAAGTGGATATACTACTGATAACTTTGGTAACTACATCGTTGTTCCTCCAAGCCATATGATGCTGCGCACTATTGCACTAAGCGACGGTGTAAGCTATCCATGGTTTGCTCCGGCAGGCATACGCCGTGGACACGTGAACAATGCCACGGCTGTTGGTTACATTGACTCAACTACTGGTGAGTTCCAGTCGATATCACTAAATGATGGTCAACGCGATACACTTTATTCAGTAAACATAAATCCAATAACTTTTATGACTGGATCGGGAATAGTAGCATTTGGTCAAAAGACCCGTGCCTCTGCTGCTAGCTCACTTGATAGGATCAATGTTGCTAGGTTGACTGTATATCTCCGTAGCCAGCTTGATAAGCTTGCTAGACCTTATATCTTTGAACCAAATGATAAGATCACTAGGGACGAGATTAAAGCTGCTGCTAACAGCTTGTTACTTGAACTGCTCGGTCAGAGAGCTATCTATGACTACTTAGTTGTCTGTGATGAATCTAACAATACACCTGCAAGGATTGATCGTAATGAACTTTATCTAGACATTGCTATCGAACCAGTCAAGGCAGTTGAGTTTATTTATATTCCACTAAGGCTGAAAAATACCGGAGCAATAGCTGGGCTAGCTAGCAAATAAGCCCAGCATTGACAATAAATATATAGAGAATTAGGAGCATAGAATGGCAATCTCAACATTATCAAAGTTTACGGTACCTTTAGCATCAAACCAGAGTAGCACTACTCAAGGTTTGCTAATGCCAAAGCTACAGTATCGTTTCAGGGTTACACTTCAAAATTTTGGAGTAAGCACTCCGACTACTGAACTAACAAAACAAGTTATAGACATAACTCGTCCAAACGTAACATTTGAAGAAATATCACTTCCGGTGTACAACTCAACTGTTTACCTAGCAGGCAGGCATAGCTGGGAAGCTGTTACACTTACCTTACGTGAAGACGTCAATGGAAATGTACAAAAGCTTGTGGGCGAACAGCTACAGAAACAACTGGATTTCTATGAACAAAGTTCAGCAGCGAGCGGTATCGATTACAAGTACACAACTGTGATCGAGATATTAGACGGCGGCAACGGTGTATATACACCAACTGTCCTAGAAACTTTTGAGCTTTACGGTTGCTTCATACAAGGTGCTAACTATAACACTTTAGCCTACGCTAACAATGAACCAGTAACTATCACTCTACAGATGCGCTATGACAATGCTATACAGACTCCGCAAGGATCTGGTATTGGCGCGGTTGTTGGTCGTACACTTGGCCAGCTAGCAACAGGCGGCGGCGTGTAATAGTAAAAATAAATGCTCCTATATTAAAAGACCAGCCTAAAAGCTGGTCTTTTTTTGTGATATAAATAATACTATGTCCAATAAACTAAACGGATTTTTAGGTGATTTGTTACAGGGTTTTCTTGATCCAAAAGGAAACCTAGGTGATTATCAGCACGCCTCTAGGTTATATGTAGATGATACTTTTAGATTAGCACCCAAGACTAAATTCCTATATTATGCTGTGTTCAATATAAACCAATCAGCTATGCAAGACGTCAGCTTCCAAGATAGACACCAGCTAGAACTAAACTATCTAGTGAAGAGCATGGATCTTCCAAAATACACTATAGATACAACAACCTTAAATCAATACAACAGGAAGACCAATATCTATACAAAGATAACTTACGATCCTATAACAATTACATTACACGACGACAACAACGGTATCACTAATAGCTTATGGGCACTATACTATGGATATTATTTCGCAGATAGGTTAAACACTAGTGATCCATACTCAACAGTGGCTCCGGAAGCGTATATGAGACATACATATGATGCTAAAGAAACTTTTCCTTATCGATATGGTTTAGATAATGATAGCCTAGAGCCTTTCTTTAATAGCATACAATTATTCGTACTGTCTAGACAGAGGTTTTTCAGTTATATGTTATGTAACCCTAAGATCACTAAGTGGGAACATGACAACATGTCCCAGAGCGAAGGCGCAGGTATAGTTGAGAACAAAATGACGCTAGCTTACGATGCAGTAATATATAACTCAGGAATCGTTGATGCAAACGCAGAAGATCCTGCCGGATTCGCAGTATTGCATTATGATAATGTTCCAAGTCCAATCGTGAACGAAGAGATATTACAGACCGGTATAGAAGGTATATTTGGTGACCTATTTGGCCTGTCTTCTTTTTCTGGACCCAATACATATCTATCAAGCACTAGCATAAATCCTTATCAAAATCTAGGAAATCAAGCTGCATATGGATTTGGAACACCATCTTATTATGGAAATCAAGGCGGATATGGATATGCTGGCGGTTTACCAGGATATGGATTTAGTTCCAATAGTCTCTCAACAGGTTTAACTGTAGCAGGAATAGGATTAGCAGTGAATGGTATAGGTGCTGCTGTGAAGGGCATAGGTGATTTTTTCTCGCCTAGCACAGGTGCTCCTGTATCACAGGATAACAGCACTTCTTCTGCGAATGCAGATCAAACCTCCGCTATCAATAAAAACTTTAGCGGCGTAACCGATCCAAACAGTAACGGCGCTAGTACAACTGCATCAGATACATATGGTCCACAACTACCTGGAGGAGGTGGATTTAATGCTGCTAGGAGCAATACTGGAAATCCTGCTACAGACATACCGTCAGGTGATACAGCTATGAGCCAAAATTCCGGAAGCTTAGGAACTGCCGCACAGCTGAGGAATGCGGAAAGATCATCAGACGAATCTAGCGCATCAGGAGGATTTAACACAGTACAATCAGGTAACGGACCAACACAGATACCTTCAGGAGACGGATCAACTTCTGTTGTTGATCAGCAGCCTACTCCAGATCCTGCCCCAGAAACAGAACTAGCAAGCAATGATAACACATCGGACTGGGGTTTCACTGCAGGAGCATAACATGGCAAATACTACAACAAACTTACCACAAACTACATCAACAGATAGTGCAAATAAGACTAAAAAGTTTTTCAACAATTATTACAGCAAGAGTATAGCAATACCGGCGGATGTATTAGCAGGAACTACTGCTTTCTTTGAATCTAAGGGATTTGATATATCTGCTGCGCAGGCTGTAGCCAGTGCTATGATATCTCAAGCAAAGGCAGAAGGTGTAGATGTGTTTAAATTGTTAGATACACTTAAAGGGTTAAATCAACTACAGCTGAGCCGTGTAGTAACAGAAATATTGAACTACAATAGATTAAACACTAGCGTATTGGGTACTAGATCCAGCAGTCTAGATATAAACAACTACGATATAAGAAATATAATGTCCTAATGGCTAAATTTGCACAAGGAAGATTTGATCTAAAAAATCCAGAAAAGTATATAGGAATAGGGAGTCCTAGATATCGTTCCAGCTGGGAATGGCATTTCATGAAAACCTGTGACGAACATCCAAGTATAGAAAAATGGGCGAGTGAATCTATAAAAATACCTTACAAAGATCCACTAACTGGAAGGGCGACCGTATATGTTCCGGATTTTTTTATCGTATATTCAGACAAGACTGGAAAGAAACACGCAGAATTGATAGAAATAAAACCTGCTAACCAAATGATCCGAGAACACGTAGGAAAAAACGCCGGAAGGCAGATGCAATACATAAAAAACATGGCTAAGTGGGAAGCGGCTAACGCATGGTGCAGACAACAGGGAATAAAATTTAGGATAATGAATGAGCACGATTTGTTCCAACAAGGAAAGAAAAGATAATAAGTAAAAACATGAGTAAAAAACTTGAAGAAATACTAAATCTGCCCGAAGCTAAGGAAATGATGAAAGATATTGAAAAAGATATCAAAAATAAGTCACGAGAAATCGCACAGCAATCTGAAATTGAACATACCCTAAGAGATTTTGATAAGGTTGATTTCGCTTTACCAACGGTAGAAGGACTAGGATCATCTAGTGATAAAGAATTTGATGATTTAGCGGAAAAAGCAACAAAAGCCTACGAAGATTTAATGGATCTAGGGATGAACGTTGAAGTTAGATACAGCAGCAAGATATTCGAAACTGCTGCCAGTATGCTAGGAAATGCCATAGCTGCCAAAAATGCCAAGATCGACAAGAAACTCCGCATAGTTGATCTACAGTTGAAGAAAAAGAAGATAGATCAAGGTGCATTGGGCAACAAAGATGACGAAAATACCCTAGATGCGACCGACTATGTGATCAGCGATCGCAATAGTCTACTGGAAAAACTCAAAAAGATAGATAAATAATTCATAGGAATCAGGTGCCATGAAAAGTTTTAAAGAATATCTCATAGAGAGCAGAAAAACATATGATTTTAGGATCAAAATCGCTGGAGATCTTCCAGAAAAATTTGAATCTAAATTAAAGTCAGCGTTGGAAAAATACAGCGTTTCGAGCATGAAAACTTCTAGGACACCTATACAAAAATTCCCTTTAGATTTTCCACAGCTAGAATCACAAGAAGTACATATATTTGAAGTTTCCCTCGATTATCCAGTTATTCCGACGATTTTAAACCAATATATACACGAAACTATGAACATCCCTGTTGCTAGGATAGCAATCCGCAGTCCACATGAACAGACTGAAACTTATCAAGAAGTAAAATCTGAGAAATATGTTACAAAGCTAACTTCAGAGATGGAATCTGCAGATCCAAACGCACAAGAAATGGTTGGAGATAAGCATAGATTGAGCCTGTTGAGCACGCTAAGCAAAATGAAGCATACTGGTGAGCAGTATACAGGTATAAATGACGAAATACTAGCAAAGTCAGAGTCTATTGATAAATCACAAAAAGAGATGGACCCATGGAAAGACGAAAAGACACATAGTCCTCTGGGTAATAGGAAGATGCCCGACGCAAAAGGAATAAGAAAATGAGAAACATGCTTGATATTTTAAAGATCGTAGACAAAGCTGATCAGCCAGCAAAATCTACCAAGAAGAAGATCACAGAATCTACATCAGTGGCTATCAATGTCACAGGCGATCAGCCTAACGATGTGTTAGCAATACTGGATAGGATGATGGGATCCCCTAGCATGAAGCCTGTTACACCAGATATGAAGCTAGACACTCCGCCAATGAAGCCAGTTACACCTGCAATGATGCCTCAAGGAGCAACTAATCTACCTATGGTAAAGACACTTGCAGATGTAGGAGCTTATGCAGATGAAGCTGCTGCAACTTACGCAAAAGAAGTTGGAGAAGAATGGAAGAACAGTCCGGAACCAACTGTAGCTGACACTGAATATATGATAAAAGATCTAGCAGGTGGGATGAATCGTCCTAAGAAGCAATTTAGGAAAGAATATCCGGGGGATAACCCGATGGCTGTAAAAGAAGATCTTGCTGATCAATTGATGGCAGAATTTCAGGAAATTAAAGAAGGCAAAAAAATTGATGAGATTAGCCTAAAGAAAAAGATGGCAGCATATGCAGCAGCCCGACATCCTGATGCTGACTATGAGTATGGTGACAAGGTTTATGATCAAGGTGATAGGATTAGATCTGCTATTGTAAGGAAGCACGGCGAAAAGGCCGGTCAGCATGCAGATTCTCATGCGCATGCTGACGCATATGGTCGCAGCGAACCTGGAAAGACATCAAGTGATTATTTCAAGCATAAAGATAAGCTAACTGGTTTTGATAAAACGAAAACAGGTAGAGTTACTAAAAGTGGTACGATGAATAAGTCTGATCAGAAGTATAACGCAACCGCAATCAAAAAGAGATTAGGCACTCATACAAAACCAAACCTTCCTGAAGGATTTTAAGATTTAAGACTAGTGCTATGCATTTTCCATAAATATCTACATGAGTAGAAGTTTAGAAGGTGTCTTAGTAAAGAAAGCTAACAAAAAAGAACGTTTCTCTGAAGAACAGATAGCAGACATAGTAGCTTGCATGGGTCCTGATACAGGACCGCATTACTTCATGAAGAATTTCTTCTATATACAGCATCCGGTAAAAGGCAAGCTGTTATTTGAAGCTTATGATTATCAGACTAGGTTAGTAGATAGCTATCACAATCATCGATTTAACGTGAACATGCTACCGCGCCAGAGCGGCAAGACTACTTGTGCTGCTGGTTATCTGTTATGGTATGCTATGTTTATACCAAACTCTACTATTTTGATAGCAGCACACAAATACACAGGTTCGCAGGAAATCATGCAGCGTGTGCGATATGCCTACGAACTCTGCCCAGATCACATACGCTGCGGTGTTACTAGCTATAATAAAGGCAGCATAGAATTTGATAATGGTAGCCGCATAGTTTCAGCTACTACTACAGCAAATACCGGACGCGGTATGAGTATTTCATTACTGTATTGCGACGAGTTTGCTTTCGTGGCTCCTAACATAGCTACTGAATTCTGGACTTCAATATCACCCACACTAGCAACAGGTGGTCGTGCAATCATCACATCAACACCTAATAGTGACGAAGATACATTCGCACTTATATGGGCAGAAGCTAACAAGAAGTTCGACGAGTTTGGGAACGAATCAGTTGTAGGAACTAATGGTTTCTATGGATTTAGAGCTCACTGGAGCGAACACCCTGATAGAGATGACGAATGGGCATCGCAAGAGATGGGCCGCATCGGAGAAGAACGATTCCGCCGTGAATATGGTTGCGAATTCCTGATATATGACGAGACCCTAATCAACAGCGTAACTCTAGCAGAACTAACAGGTATTGATCCAAAAGAAAAGATGGGGCAAGTTCGTTGGTACAAGAAGATAAATCCAAAGTATACATATCTTGTAGCACTAGATCCTAGTCTAGGCACAGGCGGAGATCCGGCAGCACTACAGGTATTTGAGCTGCCTAGCTTTGACCAGGTAGCAGAATGGCAACACAATACAACACCGATGGGTGGACAGATAAGACTGCTCAAAGAAATAACGTCACATATTAAATCACAGGGAGATCCACAGATTTACTGGAGCGTAGAAAACAATGCTATCGGCGAAGCAGCACTAGTTACTATTAAAGATATAGGTGAGGAAAATATACCAGGACTGTTCCTAAGCGAGCCTATAAGGAAAGGACATGTCCGACGATTCCGCAAAGGATTTAACACGACATATAAGGCTAAAATGACAGCGTGTGTTAAATTTAAATCACTAGTTGAGACTAAGAAACTAACGATCTTTAGCAAACCTCTGATCTCAGAATTAAAGGCGTTTGTTGCGACTGGTGTCGGATTTAAAGCCAAATCCGGAGAAACAGATGATCTAGTTTCTGCTACATTACTCATCTGCAGGATGGCAACTGTTCTAGCCGATTGGGATCCTTCGATATACGAGAAAATGTCAGATAGAGACGAGGAAGAAGTGCTTCCAATGCCAATATTTGTATCAAGCTATGTATGATAAATAATTCGTTATGTCTAGCATCAGTTTGATAAGCAAAGATCTCGTACAAGTACTCAGCACACGTTTTCCTGAAATAAGGTTAGGAGATGCGCAGGGTATGTCAACTGCTTCTGCAAAAGATGCGGTTTTCTTTGATTTTGATTTCGTAGTTAAAGGGGAGAAGATTGCTTCTATCAGCATTAGCTTAGCAGATAAAGGGTCATTAAAGCTTTTTTATACTAAAGATATACTCAAAGATCAAGATGACATAGTTAAAAGGAAATGGTTCAAATTCCTAC